ATAATACATTTAATCAAATAAATCATACAATCTCATCATTGCCTCAAGAAATTAGAGAAAAATTCACCGTCATACAAAATTCAGCTAATCTTGGAGCTGTATGCAATCAATACAACGCTATTAAAAACTTCTGTAATGATGGCATTATAATGCTTCTTGATGGAGATGATCATCTAATAAATGATCCAAATATCTTTCACAAGTATAACAACCTTTATCATAATAATGCTGAATTCACTTATGGGAGTTGTTGGTCATTAGCCGATAACATTCCTTTAATTGCGCAACAGTATCCTCCAGAGATTAAAAAACGTAAATTATATCGAGAATATAAATTTAACTGGAATATGCCATATACACATTTGAGAACTTTTAATTTGAAATTGTTTAATGAATTGACAGAAAAAAATTTTCAAGATCAAGAGGGTAATTGGTTTAGAGCTGGCGGAGACGCAGCTATGTTTTACAATCTAATCGATAAAGCTAATAGCGAAAATGTCATATGCGTCTCAGATGTAGTGTATGCGTATAATGATTTAAATCCGCTTAATGACTATAAGATCAATGCAGAAGAACAAAATAAAACTGCTGCTAAAGTTCTTAATAAATCGCCATTTTTTCCAGGACAGTTTGATTTGAGACCATTATGAAAAAGATTCTAATAGCAATACCTACTGCTCGATATATTGAAGCAGAAACGTTTAAGTCAATTTATGATTTGGAAATTCCAGAAGGATACACAGTTGATTTTCAGTATTTTTATGGATATAGAGTGGATCAAGTTCGTAATCTGATTTGTGACTGGGTTGTTCGTGATTATGATTATCTTTTTTCCATAGATCATGATATCACCTTTTCACCAGATACGCTGAGAAAAATGTTAAATCACAATGTTGATTTAGTGTCTGGAGTTTATCGACAACGATTAGAACCACAGATGATCGAAATATATGATCTGAACCAATATAGAATGACTATTGATCAGATATATGGTAAGTCTATAGTTCAAATTGGCGGGTGTGGATTTGGATGCGTTCTAGTTCGCAAAGAGGTACTTTCTACAATCGGTTATCCTCAATTTGAGTATTATCCAGCTCTCGATCATAATAATACCATCAGTGAAGATACTGATTTCTGTAGAAAAGCAACAGAAAAGGGATTTAAACTCTGGTGCGATCCTTCCATTCTTTGTGGACATATTGGATCAACCACTATGAACGTTGAAATTCCGCAACAGAGATAATCAATAAATAAGATAAATACGAAAAACCCATAGGACTAATAATGCCGCTCACGTTTTCTAAACTTCCTGGATATGCCATTGAAGGAGAATCGATCACACTAGATCAAACTAGTAACGATATCGATGCAGCCATTGGCTCAGGCGGCGGTCCGAAGATTGAAGCATTGGCTTATCCTAACGCAAATACTGACACTCGCGCTGATGCATTTGAAACATTAACATTAAGCGGCAGTGGTTTTGGCACTAATGCTAATGTTTGGGTTGGAACGAGTCTGTCTAGCAATACAGTAGTAATAAATTCAAATTCTATTACATTTGTTTGTCCACTTGTATCAGTTGGAAATAATGCAGTTTATGTTGTAAACACTGATGGTGGAACGGGATCGTTTTCACCAGGAGTGCAAGTGACAGCGGCAGCGGGGTTTCAGGGCGTTAATTACGGTTACACTTCAGGTGGACAATATCAAACACCCCCAGATAATACAATCGACAAGTTTCCATTTGCATCTGACTCCAATGCAACTGACGTTGGAAATTTAAGTCAAGCTAGATTTTCTCTAACAGGACAAAGTTCTCCTACAAATGGTTATTCAAGTGCTGGCTATGAAAATATATCTAATCCTGCTAGATATGTCAGTACAATTGATAAATTTCCATTTGCTTCTGATGGAAATGCAACTGATGCTGGCGATTTAACTTCTTTTTATGGCAATGGCGTAGGTCAATCTTCAATAACTAATGGGTATGTTTCTGGTGGATTTGTTTCTGTTGGTGGTCAAGCACCATTGGGAACTCAAACAAATAATATAGAAAGGTTTCCTTTTGCAGTTGATAGTGGAAGTGTGATTAATACATCAGATTTAACACAAACGCGATATAATCCTGCAGGACAAAGTTCATCAACTAATGGATATACAAGCGGTGGAGTTGCTGTTTCTACAGTTGTTAACACGACAGATAAATTTTCATTTGCAACAGATGCCAATGCAACTGATGTTGGCGATTTATCACAAGCTCGATCTGGAGCATCAGGTCAAAGTTCAGCCGAGAATGGATATACAAGTGGAGGATCTCCAGGCTCGAATGTTATTGATAAATTCCCATTTGCATCAGACGCAAATGCGACTGACGTCGGAGATTTAACACAAAGTAGATCTAATCATGCAGGTCAAAGTTCAACTGTAAGTGGTTACTCCAGTGGCGGATTTGCACCACCATATTCAAATATTATCGATAAATTTCCTTTCGCCACAAATGCAAATGCAACTGATGTTGGGGATTTAACAGTAGGAAGATCAGGATCTGCTGGTCAACAAAATTAATGAAGGTAAATAAGTAGAATGGCAGGAACATTTGGAAAACTTAGAGCTGCTGCTATAGCTGCCAATTCTATCACTCAAGATCGATTCACATCAAATTTGAGTTCTTTGATCAGCGCAGGTGGTGGTCCAAAAATTGTATCACTACAATATTCAGGTGGAAGTGATGTTGGCGAGTTTGGTGGTGATACAGTAACACTGAATGGATCAGGATTTAATCCTAACGCTAATGTTTATATCGGAGTTAATTTGGCGAATAACATTAACGTGGTTAATTCATCAACAGTAACTTTTACAACACCTGCTGCAAATGTTGGAAATTATACAGTATATCTAAAGAATGAAGACGGAGGAGCTGCAGTATATTTGCCTGGAATAGATTATGCTGAAAGATATCCTCAAATACAAGCATCAAATTATGGATATCTTTCTGGTGGTAATGATCCATCTGGTAACAGAACCGCAATAGAAAAATTCCCCTTTTCAGGCAATTATAGTACAGCTGATGTTGGTGATTTGTCTACTGCTTCAAGTTCTTCTGCAGGTCAAAGTTCTTTTACAAATGGATATGCAAGTGTTGCAACTATTATCGATAAATTCCCATTTGCCTCAGATTCTAATGCAGTTGACATTGGAGCCTTATCTGTTTCTAGAGGAAGTTTAGCAGGTCACAGTTCTTCAGAGAATGGATATTCGAGTGGCGGAAGTACAGTAAGTAACGTTATTGACAAATTCCCATTTGCCTCTGATGCCAACGCAACTGACGTTGGTGATTTAACTGTAGCAAGATCAGATGTCGCAGGTATAAGTTCAATAGGAATGGGTTTTAGTGGCGGTGGATTACCCTTTGGATACCCATCATTAAATGTTATCGATCGGTTTCCATTTGCTTCTGACGCGAATGCGGTAGATTCTGGAGATTTGTCGCAAAGTAGAAACAATTTAACTTCACAAAATTCACTAGAGCATGGATATTTCTCAGGTGGATTTGCTCCACCACCCAATGCACAAAGTGTTGATACTATAGATAAATTTTCAATAGCATCATATGGAAATGCAACAGACGTGGGAAATTTATCGCAACATCGCCAGCTTAGACCCGCAGGACATAGTTCTACAAGTGAAGGTTACACTAGCGGTGGATATCAGAGTTGGCCAACTCTCCTTCCTGCGCCATCATTCCCTAGTGGAAGAAGAACTAGAGTTGATAAATTTCCATTTGCCACCGATTCAAATGCAGCTCAAATTGGCGATTTAGCGCAACCCGCATATGGAATTTCAGGACAACAATACTAATGTCACTAGAAAATCAAAAACTTCCAGGCACAGCAATTGAAGCTAATTCTATCAGCGAACTAGAACTCAGTTCAAATTTATTATCTTTGATTCAATCTGGCGGTGGACCGAAAGTTATTTCATATTCTTTCAATAATGGAAGAAACAATGTCAATACAACAGGCGGTGAAACTATAACATTAACAGGATCAAACTTTGATTCTAACATAGCAATTTCAGTTGATGGTAATTCTATTTCTAGTGTAACTGTCACTAATTCTAATTCTCTTACGTTTACCACACAACAGTTTTCTAATACAGGAAATTTTTTAATTTTTCTAAGAAATCCAGATGGATCATCAACTGTAGCAGTCCCTGAAATTGAAGTCATACAATATGTGTATACATTTCAAGGAACAGTAAGTGGATATTCCAGTGGCGGAAGACCTTCTCCTTCTGCGTTTACTGATATAATTGATAAATTTCCTTTTGCTTCTGATGCTAATGCAACTGATGTTGGCGATTTATCGCAAACGAGAGCATATGCTGCAGGTCAAAGTTCTGATGTAAGTGGATACACAAGTGGTGGTGTTCAACCACCTTTTAGCGCTGTTAACACTATTGATAAATTTCCATTTGCTGTAGATAGTAGTGCAGCTGATGTTGGAAATTTGACTGAGGTTAGATGGCAACTAGCAGGTCAAAGTTCTTCTGTTAACGGATATTCTAGCGGTGGGTTTGGCACTCCAGCTGCAAGAGACACAATTGATAAATTTCCTTTTGCTTCTGATGCTAATGCAACTGATGTTGGCAATCTTACTCTAGCTAGAGATAATCCAACAGGACAAAGTTCCAATACGAGTGGATACACTAGTGGCGGATATCTTCCACCTTCTTTAAGAAACATTATTGATAAATTTCCATTCGCAACAGATGCTAACGCAACTGATGTTGGGGATTTAACTGCAACAAGACAAGGTTCATCAGGTCAAAGTTCTGATGTAAGTGGATATACAAGCGGCGGTCAATCTGTCCAGTTTTCTCCACCAACAAATATCATCGATAAATTTCCATTTGCGACCAATGCGAATGCGACTGATATCGGAGATTTAACTATCGCGCGATATCGTCCAGCATCTCAAAGTTCAACCGACAGTGGGTATACCTCTGGTGGTGATACTGTTGTTTTCCCCACAACAATTTATGATGTGATTGACAAATTTTCATTTGCTTCAGACGCCAACGCCACTGATGTTGGAGATTTGACGCAAGCAAGACAGGGTGTTGCAGGTCAACAGGTTTAATAAATAATCTATATTCACAAGAGAAATAAACAATGGCAGGAAAACTCTCAGGAAATGCAATTGAAGCAGGAACAATTTCGACAGCGAAATTGGACGCTAATCTCAATTCTGCAATTGGAGTTTTGAAGGTTTCTTCTATTGTATATCCGAATAGTGCATCTAACACGTCAACTTCTGGTAATGAATCAATTCAATTAGTTGGTACTGGATTTGATTCCAATGCAAATGTGTTTATAAATTATACTATTGTTTCAAATGTTACTGTTGCCAATTCTACATCGTTAACATTTACAACACCAGCACAAAATGTTGGCACTTATTTGCTTCAAGTCAAAAACCCTGATGGCGCATCAATTACTGTCATCCCAGGAATTGAATATGCTACACCAGCACCATCTTATACATTCCAAGGAACGGTCAGTGGATATACGAGTGGCGGTGATGCTCCACCAAGAGTTGATACCATTGATAAATTTTCATTTGTTTCTAATGCGAATGCAACTGATGTAGGCAATTTAACACAAGCTCGAAATTATTGTTCTGGTCAAAGTTCTGAAGACAATGGCTATACATCTAGCGGTTATGCGCCTTCAGCTGGAACAACTTATGTTGATACGATTGACAAATTTCCATTCGCCTCTGATGGGAATGCTACAGATGTTGGAAATTTAATAGCTATTAAAAATCACACAACAGGACAAAGTTCTGCGGATAATGGATATGTTTCAGGTGGCGAATATCCAACATATTTGAATGTAATAGAAAAATTTTCATTCGCTTCTGATGGAAATGCTTCTGATGTTGGAGATTTAACACAAGCGAGATATGCACCCGCTGGGCAAAGCTCATCTAGTAGTGGATACACTAGTGGTGGGTTTACAGGTTCAACGAGCAATGTAATAGATAAATTCCCATTCGCATCAGATGCAAATGCTACTGATGTCGGCGATTTGACTATTGCAAGATATTTTGTAGCTGGTCAAAGTTCAACTGATAATGGTTACAGCAGCGGTGGAGGAAATACTTCTCCCTATAGCAATGTGATTGATAAATTTCCATTCGCTTCTAATGCAAACGCAGCTGACGTTGGCGATTTAAGTGAAGCTCGAGGTTATGTTAGCGGTCAAAGTTCTGATGTAAGTGGATATACAACTGGCGGTCTGGACGCGCCGTCCCCAATATTCAATAATGTTGTCGACAAATTCCCATTCGCATCAGATGCAAATGCAACTGATGTTGGAGATTTGACGCAAGCAAGATATGGTGCGGCGGGTCAACAAGTCTAAAAGAGATAATACATGGCTGGCAAACTTACAGGAAATGCAATTGAAGACGGAACTATAGTTTCTAGTCTCTTAGATTCAGAATTGAGCAATTCTGTAGGTTTCATCAAAGTTTCTTCTATTGTATATCCATCTGGTTCTAGCGTTAGTACTGCTGGAAATGATGTGATTGAATTAGTTGGTAGTGGATTTGACAGTAATGCTAATGTTTATATCAACTATACTTTAGTTTCAAATATTACAGTCACAAACTCTAGTTCTATATCCGTAACAACTCCAGCACAAAATGCTGGAATATACTTAATCCAAGTTAGAAACCCAAATGGTGAATCCATAGACGTTGTTCCTGGTATACTGTATGAAGTTCCACTAAGCCCAGCACAAGGTTCAAGTTACGGTTTTACTAGCGGAGGTTCTAATCCGCCACCAACAACAGCTTTAAATACTATCGACAGGTTTCCATTTGCAACTGATTCTAGTGCCAGCGATTATGCAGACTTGTCTCAGGGAAGAAGATTGGTTGCAGGTTCTTCCTCTGGCGCTCATGGATATACCACTGGCGGAGAAATACCACCAACTCCTACATTTGTGAATACCATTGATAAATTCCCATTTGCATCAGGATCATATGCAACTGATGTTGGAGATTTGACTCAGGGTAGATTCAGTATGGCAGGTCAAAGTTCTGACACTAATGGCTATACTAGTGGAGGACAGATAAGTGGTTCTTATAGAAATATTATTGACAAATATCCATTTTCTGCTGATTCGAATGCTTCTGATGTGGGAGACTTATCATTAGCGCGATCAGGTGTGGCGGGTCAAAGCTCAAGCGAATATGGATACATAACTGGCGGTTTAACTATAGATAAATTTCCATTCGCTTCCAATGGAAATGCGACTGATGTTGGCGATTTAACTGTTTCGAGAAGAGAAGCCGCAGGTCAGAGTTCTAGTGATAATGGTTATACAAGTGGGGGTACTGTCCCCGCAATAAATGTTATCGATAAGTTTCCATTTTCAACAGACGCAAATGCAACTGATGTGGGGGATTTAACGCAAGGAAGATATAGATCAGCAGGACAAAGTTCAACTGTAAGTGGATATACTTCTGGTGGTTTGCGTGCAGTTCCAATAGCCAATAGTAATGTTATTGATAAGTTTCCATTTTCATCTAATGCAAATGCAGCTGATGTCGGAGATTTGAGCCAAGCAAGATTACAGGTCACAGGTCAACAAGTCTAAAAAGATTGACTTTTTTGTAACAAAGTGATATGATTACTTTATGAAAAAACTACACTTTTGCGGCGGTCTTCCTCGTTCAGGAAGCACCGTTTTAATGAATATCTTGCAGCAAAATCCAAGAATATTCACAACTGGCACTTGCGCTCTCCCAGAGATTCTCCACACTCATATTCTTGTGAAATCAAGATTTAGAGAATCATTCCAAGCAATGTCTATAGATCAAGCTGATCGAGCAGTCTATGGACTTATTCATGGCGCAACAAGAGGATGGTTCGAAGCTCTCACCAATAAACCTGTTGTAATTTCTAAGAATAGAATGTGGTCTGAGCTTTTTCATCTCTATGATGACTCGAAGTATATCGTAACTGTTCGAGATTTGCGAGATATTGTTGAAAGTTTTGAAAAAGTCAATTCTAAAACTCTTGCGTTGCATTCTTTTGGTGATCGAAATATTTTCGTTCCAGCAATGCACAAGCATGAGAAATATCGACATTATTTCGACGAATCGAATTCCCTCTCTGTTCCGCTTTCTACTGAAATTCCAAGAATGATGGAAGTCTTTGGTAAAAAGAAAAATAATGTATTGTTTGTTCGTTACGAAGATTTCACAAAAGATCCGATCTATATTTTAAGGAAACTTTATAATTTTTTAGAAGAAGATTGGTTCGAACACGATTTAAATCATATACCTCAATCAGCATTATTTGAGCATGATCATGCTTATTTTAGAGAGCGAACAGATCATGTGACAAAATCTAAATTTGTCTATTATAAAGATCCAGTACGAACACTCCCTGATTCTTTTCATGAAAGAGTTTTAAAAGAAAATCATTGGTTCTACAAAAGTTTTTATCCTGAGGTTTTGGCATGAAAAACGTGCAAGAAACTATTTTCGGAGTCCCTGTTTGGGGCTTCTTCATGAATGAGCAAAAATATCAGTGTAGAGATTATTTGGATCATCTCTATACTCTAAGAGAAACTGAGCCGTCAGTTAAAAAAAGTAATTTTGGCGGTTATCAAACTCATGATAATTTGCATCTTGCTCCAGTATTTCGAGAATTTTGTTCAGGGCTAGAAAAATTTGCGAATACTATTGCTTCGGAATATACTAATAAAAACTTGATTTCACTCAAGGTCACTGAAATGTGGGGCAACATAAATACTTTAAATTGTTATAATGCTGCTCATGTTCATGGAGGAATTCTTTCTGGAGTATTCTATATCAAAACTCCAAAAGATTGTGGAAGATTAATCTTAAAAAACCCTGCTGTTCGAAGTGATGTGCATTTAATTCGAGCAACAAATTATCCCATAGTTCCAGAACCATTAGCTTGCATTATATTTCCGAGCTGGTTGGAACATTATGTTGAACCAAATATGAGCGATGAAGAAAGAGTCAGTATAAGTTTTAATTTTGATTTTAGCGAGTGAAACATGAATCAAACTATCAATTATTTTGAAAAGAATGGCTATGTTGTCTTAAAAGACGCATTAACTCAAGAGCAGTGCGATTTTTATACTCAGCATATGTTCAATTTACATCGTCAGGGAAAGTTGGTCAATGATGATCAGTGTCCTCTTTCTGATGCAGTATACGGTGATCCTCTTTTCGATGAATTGCTTCAAAATTTTGCTAAGCCAATTGGCGATAGCGTTGGCAGAACACTCCTTCCAACATATACCTATGCAAGAATCTACCGTCCAGGAGAAATCCTGAAGCGACACAAAGATCGTCCAGCCTGTGAAATCAGTGCAACGCTCACTCTTGGGTTTAAAGCCAATAAAGTTTGGCCAATCTTTTTTGATGAAGAAAAAGAAATCGCTGTGGATCTGCAGATTGGAGAACTCGCAGTCTATAAAGGTTGCGAGATTCTTCACTGGCGTCCGCCTTTCAAGGGAGAATGGCATGTTCAAGTCTTTTTGCATTATGTTGATGCAAATGGTCCACACAAAAATCACGCAAAAGATGGTCGTCCAACATTTGGAATTCAAAAGGGCGCTAATGTAGCTCCCGAAAAACCCACTGAGAAGTCAATGTTTGATATTGTTCAAGCAAAAGTTCAAGAAATAAAAGAAAAACCAAAAGTTCAAGAAAACGTTAAACAATTAAACACCAAAGTTTACTATGATGCAATTATTATTCCGAGTGAGGATGACCATCTTCCAGGATATTATTGTATCGATAGCGGAAATATGCCGCAGCTCATGTTCACGCCGCAAGAATGTGATAAAATAATCGCTTTTACCAAAGATGTATATCCTGTCAGTGCAAGTGTTGGTGGCACCTCAGAAGCAAGTAAGATTGCAAGATCTATTCGAAGTGCCGATATTTACAATATTGATTATGAAAAAGATACTAAATGGATCTACGATAAAATTTTAGGCGCAGTCAAATTCGCAAATTCCACTTATTTCGACTATGAAATTGCGGGATTGAGGCATGGATTGCAGCTGATTTACTATTCTTCGGACCAAGCAATAAAAGGTCACTATGATTGGCACGTGGACGCTGGAAACGGAGAAGTGGCTACTAGAAAGATCTCTTTTACAGCGCAATTATCTGAACCAAACTCCTATCAGGGGGGAGAATTAATTATAAATAACTATACTCATGAAGTGAAGGGAACAAAAGAACGTGGTTCTATGCATATGTTCCCAGGTTATATGCCACATACAGTTACATCAGTAACTTCTGGTGAGCGTTATGCGTTGGTAGTATGGGTTCATGGTTCTAAAAGATTTAGATAAAATTAGAGGTAATTTAAATGGCTGTTATCGAATATATGCTTGAGAAAAGAGACGCAACACAACGTCGCTGGGTTCCAGAATGGGTCGGTGATCGCGGTCACTGGTATGACTCAGCAACAGAAACTTACGTTGGTTGGGTTGATGATGTTCGTGATTTCTATCTACCAGACACTGTTGTCACTCTTTCAAAAGAAGATCTCGTTCAACGACAATTGACCATTCATGCCACTTCTCCAATGATGAAGATGGATCCAGAAAATCCTGGTCCAGATAATATGGTCGCAATGACAGATGCTGAAGTCCGCACAATGGTTGAAGCATGGTACGACGAGTTCGTAGCAAAAAATAGCTAATCTTAAAATTAAACTTTCGTTATGAATAACTTCGCAAAATTAAAGTCATATACTGATTCAATTGGCTCAATATATGGCACTGAAAACATCTCGATTTATCTTTATTCTTTAGCCAGAATGATAGAACCTAAACTTGTTGTTGATCTCGGCACAGGTTTAGGTTCTACTTCTTTATGGGTAGGATCTGCTCTAAAAGAAAATGAAAAAGGCGTGTTAATCACTGTAGATGATGGTAGCGAGTGGGATCGAATTAAGCAAGCTAAAGATGTAATTGAACCCTATTTCCAAGAAGATTACTCTAAGTTTATAAACAATTTAATTCATTCCTTTGAGTTAAACTCTCAAATTTCTTTTATACATTCTAGAATAGAAACTCTTGCAGTAACGCAAAAGATTGATATGCTTATTTGCGACTATTCTCATGGTCCTTATAATATACTAAAACTTCTTGCGAATTACTTGCCAAAGATGTCGATGAATAGCTACATCTTTATTGATTCGGCATCAACGCTATACTCATCATATCATACCTTAGAAAAATTGATCGAACAATTAAATAAAGGAATCGTTCCATTAACACTAAGTGAAATGGTGAGTGAAAATGATGCAGAAGATTTTGCTAGAGTAATTGGAACTTCTGAATTTAAATTGACGCATTTGATCGAAAACAAAAATCGAAATCAAAATAGCACGGCGCAAATTCAAATCTCTCCCGTAGATATTATGCCTCAGCCAAGAGTTAATATTCGATTCTAATGTTTTATAAGGTCATTGATAATGTAATCGGTGAACGATACTCAAAGTACATTTTTGAGTCTATCGCAAATATTAAATGGACGTTCATGCCAGATATTTCCTATGGTGAAGTTGATGGTATAAACAAACCAGGAATGTCGTTTAATTATTATGTTCAAAATCAAAGCGAAACACCAGAATACAATTTAATTAAACCATTACTCTTAGAAAGTTTCGATAAGTTTCAAATCAATTTCTCGCTAGATTCTATCTATCGCTGTAGAGCAAGACTTACGATACATAGACCTGAGATGAGAAAAGAGGATCTGATGGATGCACCGCATATTGACTATCAATTTCCTCATCTTGTTTTACTCTATTACGTTAATAATACTGACGGTGATACCATTTTTTTAAAAGACAATCAAATAGTTGAAAAGATTGCCCCAAAAAGAGGTCGATGCGTTCTTTTTGATGGATCAATCGTTCATGCATCAACAACACCCACTTTAAGTCCTAGAGTAATTATAAATACCAATATCAAAATGAATTGATAATCCACGGAGATTGAAATGACAGAAGAAACGAAAACAGAAGAAGTTGGAACTGAGTTATCGCTTTTTGAACAAGTAAACAAAGAGCTTGTTCTCAGTAAAGACGGAATGAAGGTTCCAATGAGCTATGTGTTTGGTAGAGGAGTGACCGCCAACACACCAAGTTTTGGTGCTTTGACTTTTGCTGAAAATGCTGCTCGCACTGACCTCGCATTAAAGAACGTTGGTGAACTTCAGAATATCTGGAATCACAGTCATTCTCAATGGTCATGGAAGCATTTGAATCTAAGTTATCATGCACCGCATAAAAACATGCGTCAGATTGCTGCTGAAATCAGCCGAAAGAAATCAGCGCTGAATGAAGCAAAGTGGCGTCAGGTTGAGGCTGAGTTGAAAGTCCGTAAGATTGAAGAAGAGCTAATGACGAATACAAATTTAGATCATTGGCGCGAAGTTGAACTGAAGATTAAGTTGACAAAACTTAAAGAAGGAATTGCTGAAGGCGTCACCTACATTGAAGGTGCGATGAAAGACGTACTTACGCTAAATGAACTCTTTGAGCAATTAAAGGCAAAGGTTTCAAACTTCTCTGAAGCTGACATTGAAAAGGAAGAAACTAAGAGTCATTTGAAGCGTGCATTGGTTCAGAGTATTCGTGACGTTCGTATGAGTGGGTCGATTACGAAAGCCGAGCAAGAATATTTGGAACAGATAGGAATTAATCCAATGAAAGTTCAAAATCTTCTTCGTGCTTATGTGCAAAAAGAAGCTCAAGAAGAGAGCTGGGATGTGACAGGACTTTATAGTTTCGTAGACGAGTTGACCAATGAATTAGTTGACAAATGTCAGGTTGATAAGGTTCGTATGGAACTACAAGGATTTAGCTCTGACATTATCGAAGATTTCGGTTATTCAGATAAGTTGGCGTTGTTGAAACATGAAACAGAAGAGAAATCAGAATGATTCATCTAGAACTTGCTCAAAAAATCTTAGATCTTGACCCAATGGAACTCTCTCGAATTCTAGAAGAAATTGCAAGATCAAATCCAGACGTAATCGAAGAACTCACAGAAAAGGTAGATTAATCTTAAATGACTGTTCGAAAACTTAAAGGATCAGCTATTAAACCTGGGACCATTACCACCACTCAATTGGAATCGAACGTAAGCCAGTCCATTAGTGCAGGTGGTGGTCCCAAGATTCAAAGTCTTTCTTATCCGAATTCGAACACATCAAGTCCAACGGTAGGCGGAGACACGATTACGCTCACAGGCTCAAACTTTGATGCAAACGTTGGAATTTATATTAATAGTACTGCTGCACCTTCTGTGACTCGAAACAGTTCAAGTAATGTAGTCTTCACCACTCCTGCTCTTGCTGCAGGAACTTATCTCGTTTACGCAATTAATTCGAATGGCGGATTTGCAGTTCATGTTCCTGGGATTAACATTGCTTAATCCCTAAATAAGTAAAATATTCTAGGGAATTCCAATGACTGTTCGAAAACTCAAAGGATCAGCAATTCAGAGTGGAACAATCACCACGACTCAATTATCTTCTAGCGTAAGCGAATCCATCAGTGCTGGTGGTGGACCTAAAATCAGCTCTTTGAGTTATCCAGGAGACGATCTCGCCGCCAATACCGCTGGCGGTCAAACAGTCCAGATTAACGGCTCTGGTTTTGCTGCTAATTCTACTGTGTATTTAAATGGTAATGCTGTTGCTTCAGTCACTTACAACAGTTCAAGTAATTTAATCTTTACCACTCCTGCACTTTCTGCAGCGACGTATCCAGTTTATGTCATAAATCCAGAAGATGGCGCAACAGCCATTTTTATTCCTGGATTAGAAATTTCTGGTGAACCAACATGGAATACTGCTGCAACACTTACTGCGCAAGATGTAGATCAAAGTTGGAATATTACTCTTTTAGCGACGAGTGATTCTTCTGTGACTTATGCATTAGCAGAGGGTAGCTCGTTGCCAAGTGGAATCTCATTAGCTGCGAATGGACTTATTAGCGGAACATTTTCTTCTCCACCTGCGGAAGATACCACTTACAACTTCACTGTGATTGCAAGTGATGCTGAAAATCAAGACGCCTCAAGAGCATTTAGTGTGAATGTTACTACTGGCGAAGGCGTTTTGTTTGCGAACACTGTCTTATTGCTCCATGGTGATGGAACAAATAATCAGAACAATAATGTCTTCTTAGATAGCAGCAATAATAACTTCACGATCACAAGAAATGGTAATCCTACTCAAGGTTCGTTCAGTCCGTTCAGCCAAACTGGATGGAGTAATTATTTTGATGGGACTGGGGATTATTTGGCTACTCCTTCTGATGCAGCATTTAATTGCGGAACGGATAGTTTTACTTTAGAATTTTGGTTCTATGATGATGGAACTTCAACTTTATACCCAAATATTTTTTCTAGCACAGACTGGAATACTGGAGTTGGCGGCACAAGCATTAGGTATAATAACCAAGGAGCGGCAAATAAGTTTTATATTGCAAAATTTGCTAGCAACAGTACACCAAATGGCGGCAGCGGCATCAATGAACTCATGAGGACAGCTAACACATATGCTAGTAGAACTTGGCATCATGTTGCTTTTGTCAGAAACGGTAACAATTTTAAAATTTATGTTAATGGAGTAAGTGATGCCGAAACCACGTCAACTGTTGCAATTGATTGGAATCTAAACTCTGCTGGGGCAAAAATTGGTGGTGGAAATTGGGACGGAGCAAATAGTAATATAAAAGGGTATATTTCAAATCTACGTCTGGTTAAAGGCGCAGCACTTTACACAGAAAACTTCACACCATCAACGACACCATTACAACCAATCGCTAACACATCACTATTGACCTGTCAAAGTAATTCGATTGTCGACGAAGGTCCGAACAACTTCGCAATCACTCGCAACGGTGATGTGTCTGTTCAGCCATACAGCCCATTTGCACCTGGTTTGACTTCAGCGAACAGCCATAGTGTGTATTTTGATGGGACTGGGGATTATTTGACATTATCCTCAAATAGTGCATTAGATATCACTCAAGGTAGCTTTACAATTGAAGCATTTGTTTATAGATTACCTTCTTCAGAACAACAAAATATTATAGTTCAGCGCCCTAGTTCTCTTACAGAGGGTTATGGTTTTAGAGTAGATGCAAGCACTGGTTACTTGATATTTTATTATACAGGACAAACAGCACATTCTTCTTCAACAACTGTCCCAACAAATCAATGGTGTCATGTAGTTGTTGCTAGAGATGGATCAAATCTTTCTTTGTATTTAGATGGTTCACGAATATACACAACATCATCCGCTTCAAATGGAACTACAGCAACTTCAAATGTTTATATTGGTGGAGATCAAAATTTAAGTGATTCATATCGATGGGATGGGTTCATCTCCAACGTTAGATTAGTTAAAGGTACAGCTGTTTATGACCCAACGCAGTCATCCATAACTGTCCCAACATCACCACTCACAAACATTGCTAATACTTCTTTGTTGACCTGTCAATCTACAACGTTCGTAGACAACAGCGACAACAACTTCACCATCACAGCAAATGGAAACGCTGTTCCTAAAAGATTCAACCCCTTTGGATATACCTATACCAGCTCCAAATACTCAACGGCGAATGTTGGTGGGAGTGGGTATTTTGATGGGACTGGGGATGGTTTACGTTATCCAGTAAATACATCTTCGGAATTTTCACTCGGAACTTCTGATTTTACAGTTGAAGCGTTTGTTTACTTGTTACAGTCAAAAGAAAATAATATTGGCGCTCAAACGCAAACTAATGCTCAAGCTAGAAATGGGTTTTTAGTACGAATTGATTCAAACAATCGATTATTGATACAAGCCTCCCCAAGTTCAGGAGCCATCGCATTCACTGTCACATCAACCGCAACATTATCTTTAAACACTTGGAATCATATTGCGGTCGTAAGATCAGGTAATACTTTCACAGGATATCTCAACGGGATTCCTGTAGTCACAACTACATCATCAGTTTCTATAACTCAAGATACTTCATCAGGTTATGGTGGTTGGAATGTTGGGTATGCCCCACAAAGTTCAACAGAAAATCTTAATGGATATATATCAAATTTTCGCTTAATCAAAGGCACTGCACTCTACACTTCTGCCTTCACGCCACCATCCGCACCACTTACAAACGTCGCCAACACATCACTACTTTGCAACTTCACCAACGCAGGCATCTTTGATTCAACAGCCAAGAATGTTTTGGAGAATGTTGGTGATGCAAAAGTCAGCACTGCGCAATATAAGTATGGAACGGGATCAATTTATGTTCCAGGCACAAACGATGCAGTAAGAATGTTTGGTGTAAATCTTTTAGCGGATTTTACTATAGAAGGTTGGGCAAAACCTGCTATTGGTGGTGATGATAGATTTTTTATTTTTCAGGGCATCAATGAAACTAATGGTTTTGTAATTGGGCTTACAACATCACAAATTAAATGGCGTTCTAATGGACAAACTGATATATCTGCAGCAATCAATAAATCTGATTGGTATCATTTTGCAATTGTGAGAAGCGGATCTGGAACTAATAACGTTAAAGTTTATGTTGATGGGTCTGCGGTGACGCAAGGAACATATACAAATCAGATATTAGCTTCTGCTGGAACCCTCAATATTGGACCCGCAGGTGCTATTAATCCTGCATTTGCAAGTTATGGCTACATCGACGACTTCCGCATCACCAAAGGCTATGCTCGCTACACTTCTAACTTCACACCACCAGCTGCTGCATTAAAAGACAGATAATATAGTAATTAATAATAAGATCATTTTAAGGTGCTATTATGAAACTGAAAAATATACTATTTGGAGCGATTTTGTCACTTTCTTCGCTACCAGTAATGGCTCAAGAAGCTGCTCCAATTGATCCCAATCCCCCCATTCGGACGGAATCTACCACGAACAGTACGGTAACGACTAACTCCACGTCGGAAACAACGTTAAACTCGCCACCCCCTTCTGCAATCTCTCCAACTATAAATACATCTAACTCGGACCTTTGCACCTTTGGTGTCGCAGGAGCGATTCAGACTCAGATTTTGGGTCTCTCCACTGGAACTCAGGTTCGAGATATGAATTGTGAAATGTTGAAGAATGCAAAGACTTTATATGATATGGGAATGAAGGTCGCAGCGGTATCAACGATGTGTCAAGACAAACGAGTCTTCGATGCGATGATGATGGCTGGAACTCCATGTCCGTATGATGGTCTAATCGGAAAAGATGCAAAAGCTGCATGGGAAGTAAATGTTGAGAAGCAACCTTCAGCCGATGCAGATAAGAAGGAGTTGAGCGATGCAAATAAGACGCTTTTGGGTGCTGGTGGTATCGCTGGTTTGCTCCTCCTATTGCTACTCTGAAGAACTTGTTTTTGGATCAACTCAGAATGCAGCAGCTGCTGGGTATAACTGGGTAATGACAAATGTTCTGCCTCAACAGGCAGGTCTTGAGGTGAATGGCGTTGTGTATCGTTATACAACAGTCAAAAAACCTGAAGACGATATGCTTGTGACGATTCAGAATCTAAATGCATTGGTTCCAGGATCTTATATTTTTCGGA